ATGCTATTACTATCCGCTCTAATGCTTGCAGCAGCCTTGTCAGCTTGTGGAACGGAAACAGCAAGTACATCATCTACTACAGAAACTAAAGCTGAAGCTCCAGCAACAGAAACAGTAGCAGCATCGACAGAAGAAACACAGAAAGAAGAAGTTAAAGCTGAAGAAGTAGTCGAGAAGGAAGAAGATAACGTTCCACGGGAATATAAAGCCGCATTGAGATCCGCAGAATCATACTCTGAAACTATGCACATGTCCAAGGCAGGCATATATGATCAGTTAACATCTGAGTATGGAGAAGGGTTCCCCGATGAAGCTGCTCAATATGCAATTGATAACATTGTGGCTGACTGGAATGAGAATGCTTTGAAAGCCGCACAAAACTATGCAGAGACTATGAACATGTCAGATTCGGGAATCTATGATCAATTAACATCTGAGTATGGAGAGAAGTTCACCGCAGAAGAAGCGCAATACGCAGTAGACAATCTTAAGTAATATCGGAGGTAGCCTCTAATGAAAATCGGATTACGGAAGTCTAGTCTAAAAAAGCGCCTGTCAGCTCGCACAAGCATTAAGCGTCAAATCGTACACCGATCAGGGCTGAAAATGCCGAGAGGTTATGGATGGCTCCGTAATCCGAAACGAGCTTTATACAACAAGGTGTACAATAAAACAACGTTCAGTCTCACTAGTTTAATTAAAAAGATGTTTAAATAAAAAGATGTTTAAATAAAAATAAAGCCCTATCAGCATCGTAGCTGGTAGGGCTTTTGTATTACCAAGCGATTGGGATTATTTTGGTGTGTCTAGTCTTGCTGTCAACGTTTCTTTATCCCACTTGACCTCAGCTCCTGGGATGTTATTCCCCGCAGCTCTCAAGGGTATCAAGACTGTGCCTCCGATAAGTATAGCCCCCTCAATCTCCTTGCCGTTTACTAAAGCAGTTACTTCGTTCTCCGGTCTAGGCGTTTCCTTAACAGGAGAGTTGAACAAAGTAACCTCGGCCTTCCTGCGCCTCACCAGTCCGTTTGACACTTTACCCCCTGCCTTATTATATTCTGGCATCTTTGCGGCAATTTGAGCCAGTGTACGCGGCGCAACGCAAAGCTTTTTCAGGTTAGATTGACCAGTGTTGTAACAGAAGCTTACCAGCGCATCGAACTGGTTCTGATTCAACTTATTAGTAAGAGGTACATAGACCGGGTTGTTTACGTATGCTTCATACCTAGCCAGATCTGAAATTAACATAGCGTCCGCCTGTGCTTGAGTAATTGTTTGTCCTGGTTTTACATCAGACCCATAATGCCCCCAGCCGATTGTCCAATATTCCTCATGTGCGTATGGCTTGTACGCAGTCAACTTGCAGCCTTCAAAAGATTTAATCAGATCAATGCCCACCTTAGATATTTTAAACATTTGTACCAGCTCCTTTATCGTTATTGCCGCCTTTGCCCTTTAGCACCTCAACCGCCTGTTTGATTACTGGTGGAATTGGCGCGCCCAGTTTGCCGCCGTTTTCGATCAACGACAATAGCTCGTTTGCAATGTAAAAATATGCGACCGTATCCCTGAATAAGTGACCATCTCCCAGGATGCCATCCACCAAATGACCCACGGCGACCATGGCAAAGATGAACACCTTCCGGGCAATCCCGATCATACCAATTTTGCTTTTTAATTCTCCGCTTGCTCCGGCTGCTGCAACGCCTGTCACATAATCAAAAATGATTAATACCAGCAACACACCAAGCAATCCAGACCAACCACCAAAAAAATATGTTGCTGCACTACCCACTACGGCCACCATCCATTTACCTAATGTCTCCAACTCATTTCCCCCTGAACTCAATATGAAAAGCCCCCTGACCACTCCAGAGGGCTTGATACATCTAATAATTAAAATATTGATACGCCGCTACTATGAATAATTACTTCCGTCAGACCATAATTCATTTTGATCGACTCGATAACCATTTTTTGACTGATTTCCTGAAAGGATAATCCAGCTTCAATTCCAGCCATGATAATATCACCAAACAAATCCTTGAAACCTTCAAAACTAGTTTGGATATACTCGTTCCAAACGATTACTTTCCCAAACACCGGACTGATATCCTGTACGTCATAATGATCATATATATACTGTTCCAACTCATTCATAATTAAAACCCCGCTCTTCTCGATGTAGTAAACGATCTCGAATTAGTTCCTCGATTAGTTGCTGTAAAAATAAAATCAGTTGCGTCCCCCTGTCCCGCTACAGTCCAATCATTTTCCACATCAACAGCAACAGAAGAATACGTTACTATACGACTATAATTAGATATTAAAATTTCAGTGGACACTTTTGTTCCAGGAACCCTGGGTATAGCTACAGTAGATGATACGGGAACGCTTATGCTTTCAAATCCGGATGAAACCTTCATCGAAGGCACAGGAGCCGCTTGAACAGCAAACGCAGGATAAATCCCAGCAGGAAAATTCTGAACTGCATTACTCGGCGTTATGCTTGTGGTTGCCCTCTCAGCTAGTGTGCCTGTAACTAATCCTGCATCTGTGCCAATTGACTTACCCGCCCTGACATCACCAGCAACCGCAGTACCATACTCACCCCCTTCACCCTGTAAGATAAAAGCCGTTCCATTGTATACCAGCGAATATACCGAGTTAGCCCGCAATGAATTTGCAGTCATAGCAGTACCGTTTGACTTAAGAACACTCTTCGCCCCGAGTCCATTAATATTGATTGTCACAGCCCCAGTATTCGTGGCGTTAATTTTAATAGTGATTCTTAACCCATCCACATATGCCCCAGGCGCAGGCGATAGAGTGACAGCATAGGCATTTCCGCTATTGGTGGTTGTTCCGTATCCATCTCTATTGTTGATGATGGTCTGGGCTGTTTGAGCTGCCGTCACTCCTTCACTGCCACGATCATATGCCGCTTTAACAGCTTTTGGAGTAGACGCTCTATCTTCCAACTCGCTATCCGTTGCACTTGACAACTGTGTCTTACCTTTTTCGGTTAGTGAAGCATCCGGGATGTCAGCATTTTGGACATCTTCTTGGAGTTGAGTAATATCGTTTTTAATCGTTTCAAATTCTGTATCAACATAGCTTTTCTCTGCCGCTTTTTCTTGCAGCTCCTTCAGCGCTAGGTAACTCCAGTTTAAGTGCCAGTTGAACCATTGAGCCGGTGGTTTCATACCTGGTTGAAATCCCGTCTGTTTCTGAACGGATGAAGGCTCTACGCCTGTTGCATTCCACTCAGGCAGTTTTTGTGTAAATGCCACATAAACAACTCCTTCCTATATCGGTAAATCTGTATTGGTACTCGCTTGATACACTGCGCCCAGATCCCCGCCGATTGTTGCATCATTAACGTCACCAAATCCCGTTGCTGAGTCGTATGATTCTGGCAATCCGCCAAACTCAAACGTGCCCTGAAGCTCAACGCTCTGAACACTCACGCCAGCCGCTACCGTTTTAGCTATGATCTGTACAAACTGGTTCAGCTCAATGCCGGAAGAAGCCAGCCTTTCAAGCGGTAAACGCATGAGCGATATTGCAGCCGGTTCAGGGTCTAGTGGGTCATGGAACTTTTGAGTGATTTTGATATCTGAGTAACTAGCACCCACGGCCAGAGCGATTACCCGGATAATCGTGTTCACGTCCCCTTTGCTCAAATTACGAGCAATTTTGGACTTGATCATGATGCGATACACATCATCGGATGCCGCCCCGCGTTTCTGACCAACGTTGCCGCCGATCAGATCCAAGGTTGTACCCTTCGCCTCGTCAATGTCTCGCCAGTGTTCAATCTGTTCCAGGTCTGACTTCAATTCATTGATTGACTCACTCACGATACGTAGTAATTTGCCAATGTTACTGTCTGGATTTTTCGTGAAGACATCGGTTAATTTACGGATTAAATCAGTTGCTGAAATCATCTGTAATCACCTCAATCCAATCGGATGCAGTCTGCGCAACCTGGAACACTTCAATCGGGATATTGGCCGCCGTGAATGTCGTCCCATCCTGTGAAAGTTCCAAGGTTACATCCTCAACCCCTGCAATCTTATAGATGGTGGATACCAGACGCATCAGGATAACATCATCGTTCATAGATAATCCTGCATATACCGTCCCATCTGAGTCTGTACCACCGATAAACTGCGCCAGTGCAGAAACCACCTGTGCGTCACCATCTGCCGGATATGATGAAGTTTTATAGATGTGAGCCTTGATATGGATCGGTACCACCTCAGCACGAGAAAATGATACAGGTTGATTGTTGCCGCTTAGATCCTTTAAAACTAAAGTTGTATCCCCATAGGACTCTATCCCGGCTGAGCCTACACCAAGAATGGCCGCTGCAATCTCCGAATCCTGCCCACCAAGCACGTAGACCTGATAGGACTTTGGAGGCCGCCCAGCCGAATCCACTTCTTTAGAGCTATTAATAATGACAGCCGCAGCACGAACGCCAGGAACACGCAATACAGCTCCCCTTATGCTGTCTCCTGTTGCCGATCCACCGCCTGCAACTGAAAGACCAAACAGCTCACGAAATTCTGGGTCTGTCTGTTTAGCACGTCCACCTGTTGTAGCTGTTGTATTGGTTACTGCTGTTACATCAGGATTGGGATTGACAACCACGCTAATTAGTCCAGCAGACACGTTGCTGCCTGTACCCGACTCCATAGCCTCAATAGGTACTATCGCTTTACCTTCTGCGTTAAAGACGGCTGGATCAAGCGTCTCAAACTGGATGCCTCCTTCTGTGGAAATTAAGAACCCCTCTGCCTGTGTGTATCCCGGTGTGCCAGTCAATGTAACCGAGCCTCTTGCATACTGATCCAGAATACGTGATACACCTACATACGGCCCCAATCGATCCAAGCTGTTACCGCTTGCTGTGTTTACGTAGCCACTGTAATATACTTGCTCGGCCAATCCATGGAGAATAGACATAAACCAAGCCACAATACGTAGGATGATACCCAAAGGCGATTTCTCGCTAGTGTTCACCTTCTCGCCCCACGCTTCCTTGGCCTTGTCTTCCATTTCTTCGAACAGGTCTACAAACCGCTTCCGTTTAAATCCGTTTTCATCCAACACCGATTTCCACCCCCTCCTGCTCTATGACTTCACCATTGGTGCCAGTAGCTACAAAAGCAACCGTCATAACCCTAGCCCTCCGGTCAATACTGAAGGTGATTTCCTCCACACTCTCAATACGTTCATCATCTAGAAGCGCTCGGTTAAGCTCGTCCCTCATTTCTTCCTCGTCCACCGACTTCCCGGTAAACAGATCAAAATCAATCCCTAACTCCGGGTTTAAAAACCATTCGCCTGTTCTCGTGCCTAACGATATCTCACAGCACTGCGCCAGCTCTTCCGTTTCCTCCACTAGCAGCAGCTCACCGAATTCATCAAATTGAATATCCCCATCGATCAGCCTAAGAGACTGCATCCAAACACCCCCACGATAACAGCGTCATTTCGATCATGTGACCTGGACGTATCCGGTTTTGCAACAGAGCCAGTCAAGGCATTACGTATCTCATTGTCAGCAAACTGCACCATAACAACGTCGCCTGGACGAAGAGAAGGCTTATACTCCTTTTCCACTCCATCCACTTTGTATCTGTGCCCCAATGCTTGCACATTAAGGATCATGGCCGGATCATCTGTAGATGTCCGCAATAAGGGTTGTACATCTGCTGTACATGCAGCCTCGTCAAACTTGACCACCTTACACGGTGTGCCGCAATGTATATTGCTCATGGCTTGCTCGATCAGAGACGTAAGCAGCTTAGCCAATGATGCAGCCGGATCAACTTTACTCAAATGATCGCCTCCATGTCCGTTTTAAAATCCCCAGTACGGGAAAAAGTGTGAGAACCTCCCCGGACATGCAACCTCCCCGTAAACACTCGGCTTTTAAGGTCGATTGCCGAAGCGGTTGTAATCCGATATTGCAATTGGGATGAAAGGTTGTAGCCTTTCGCACCTTGCTGTTCAAAGTAAGCAGGAGAGCCAATTAATCCTGTGTCAGAATTAAGCTTGAACAGGTCATCAGCTCCACGGCGAAGACTGCGAACATACAATTTGCCTTTGTTGATATAGCAGCTCGTCCCGCAATCCTTGCATATCTTGGTTATGATGTCTGTCACCGCGCCTTTGGCGCTGTATCCGTCCTGGTATCGGTAATCTTGGTTTAGATCCATTTGGGCAACAGGCAACCCAATATAGGCTGCCATTTGCTTAATGATTGCACTGCCCAAGGTGTTTTTCGCATAAGCAATCTCTTTGACCACACGCTTGGATAAGTCCACACCATCAAGCACCCGAATCGTCGTAATCTTATCTACACCTGACCAAGCAGTACTCACGTCAGATATGTAACCGTGCAGGATTACGCCAATGTCACCTTTATAGCCTGCATTGACCATCAGCACCTTGCCGCGCTTGATGTTATTTAACGTTGTATCAGAGAGGTTCCAAATCTTAATTTCAGCCTCGTTAGGTAGTGGGTCATTATCAAACGGAATGGAACCTTCAATGTTGTAATTGTCCATTGAAAACTTCATCCCCTCGGTCATGACCTCGACCACACGGCCAAAGTTATTCTTCATCCTCATCACCTTCAGTATCGATTAAATACAAAAAGACGCTCTCTGAGAGCGTCCGCCAGTTCACTTCTGATTCCGTTTCCGATTGATCATATGGAACGATCGGCACTTTCGGGAAACGATTGTCCATGACGTCATAAAAAAGCGTTGTGCCATATACAATCTTTTCCCCAGTAACAAGCGCTTCCCCGTCCTTTTCTAAATCCACCGTGAAGTAATCAAATTGTTCATTGTATTGCACCTCAAACGTGAACAACTCGTCCTCTAAGGAGATATCGAACCGGTAGGGAACAAGTTCCTTTTCAATATCAACGTATTCCATAGCGCCTCCTAAGACCAAGGGCTTCCAGGCTTGAACTTAACCTTGGTTACTGGTTCCTTTGATTTTGTCTTTGTTTTGGTTTTGGTCTTCGTCGTTGTTTTCGTCTTAGTTTTTGTCTTTGATTTCGTTTTGGTTTTGGTCTGTTTAACGCCTGAATTGACTATTTTTATAGCCTGAGCTTTAACAGGTGTAGGTAGCTTCTCAGCAAACGATGAGGTAGCAACACGTACCTCTGTCATTGTGAAGGTGATTGTAAACCCATTGGCTATCTGGTTCGTGTGTCCTGTTGCTAATCCCGATATGATCCCAGTAAAAGCCATGCGGCCAACGTACTTCACAATCTGGCCGGAGTCAGAAGCTTTTTTAAGATACGCTAGTACCTTGGATGCTCCTGACCCAGCCACCACACCTGTAATACCCATCGTCCGCGCTTTGCGCTGAACATGATCCATCATATCAATATCTTTTTCCACAGGCTGTGTGGTGATATCGACATCGAAATTCGGGCTTTCTTGCTCAACTAAGATGTAATGTGAATCGACTTTTGCCATTAGATCCCCTCCATATCAGGGACGGGCAATCCCATACGCCTAAAGGCTTCTTCAATTACTTCCTGCACCTGACGTTTCACCTCAGAAGCAATATCGGATGCAGCAGAAGCAGAGCTCCTATCCCCCTTCACATCAATATTAATATCAAACTTGAATGCAGCCCCTTGTGATGCTCCACCTCCAGTAGCGCGTGCAGGAGCCAGGCTTTTCGCTGGCGCTAAAGCAGGTCGACCACTAACATCTGGAATAATTTCTTCCGTGACATTAGCCGATGCACCAGACACACGATCCTGAGTGTTTTCAATCCCTCGTGCCAGACCCTCACCCGTGAAAAAACCCACTTCCATCATGACTCGGGACGGTGAATGGATACCCAAAATGCCCTTGATCTTGTCCGTAATGCTGTTACCAATGTCCTTCACTTTATCGACTACAGCATTCGCCATACTGCCGATACCGTTTATCATCCCTTCGATGATGTTTTTACCAATATCGAAAAGGTTGATTCCAGATAGGAAACTGGTGATTCGATCCCAAATCGACTTAATGCCATCCCAAATAGCTGTTGCCTTTGTCTTTACCGCTGTGACCAGACCTGTGAACATATTCTTAATGAAATTCCCAATCGCTTGGAAAACTGAAATTGTTCCAGCTTTAAGTGCCTGCCACTTAGACACCAGCCAATCCTTAATTGCTCCCCAGTTCTTGAAAACAACAATAGCCGCAATAATTACGGCAATAATTGCAGCCACAATCCATGTTATCGGGTTAGCCCAAAATGCGGCGTTCATAGCCCACTGAGCCGCAGTCATTGCCCAAGTTGCAGCAGTAGAAATGACCATAACCGCTTTTTGAGCCGTCCACGCAACCATGGTCGCAGTAACGGAAGCCACTACAGCCCATCCTTGAATTACATACCGCACCATTGCAAGAACCATTTGACCCGTCATTACAGCAGCGTTAGCAGCTATCTGCACTTTAGATAACAGGAAAGCTCCTGTCATTCTTGCACCTGTAATCATAGCTTGCACACCGGTTGAAACCAACGCAGGAATCAGCAACGTGGTAATGATTCCTACCACAGCACCAATCGTCCCTTGGTTATCCTCTAACGTCTTCTTGAAATCCTGAAATGTGGATACCGCCTGATCCTTAAATTCCAGAATCTTAGGAATGAAATCATTGAATGTATCGTATGCAAATTGGACTGCGTTGCCTGTCCAATCTAACGCCGCGCCAATGCCATCTCCTATTGCATTCCCTACCGCCTCTATCATCGGTTTGTTATCGGCCATCCACTGCCCGAACTGGTTAAAGTATGGCAATAGCTTTTGTCCAATAGGTATTAGGATTCCGGTCTCAAGCTGCCTACTAAACATGGCAAACGCTTCGCCAGGCTTCTCGAATTTGATTTTGTTTAGCTCGGCCAGTGCGTCACCAGTCGAGCTAAATTGGCTTGTGGCTCTGCCCATCCCTTCAACTACCGTTGCCTCTAAATCCTCAAACTGAGTACCTAGGAGCGATACACCAATCTGATTTTTGAGAACAGGGTCTTCCACATCAGATATCATTTGCAATATCTGTGAGAATGCCGCTTTAGCCTGTGGTCCACCTTTGGCGAAGGTCTGCATCATCGTATCCGCATTTAGACCCAGCATTTCAAAGGCTTCAACGGACGCTTTACTCCCGTCTTTAGATCGGATATTAAATTCCTTTACGGCATCACCAATTTTGTCTAATTGGAATACACCTTCTGCTGAACCAGCAGCAAAAATATCAAACATATCCTCGGCATTCATACCAAGTGACTTGAATTGGTTGGCGTATTCGTTTGCGCTGTCCATGAGTTCGTCCGACTTGTTCAAACCCTTTTGCGTTCCCTGTGTCAGCAAGTCATATGCCTGTTCAGAGGTAATACCGAACTGTTTCATCATCGTATCCACGGATTTAATGGATTCGTTGATTTCATAGCCGAATGCATCTCTTAAAAGCAATGCACTCTGCGTTGTGGACTCCAATTCACTGCCTGTCTGCCCGGTAACTTGTTGAACTGCAGAAATCGCACTGCCTAAATCGTTCCAATCTTCGCCAAAGTTCTGATTGTACAGATTCGTAGCGACTTCCCTTGTTGCTTCCATCTGTTCAGCGGCTAAACCCGTAGCCTGCTGTATATCAGACATCGCACTTTCAAAATTGGACGCTGCCGCAATACCAGCAATCCCAAGTCCGGCCATTGCGGTTATACCCGCAGCTCCTAACCCAATCACGCCTTTGGTCAAGGTAGAAATTTTCTTATTACCTTCATCCAGACCCTTGGTGTTAAGTTTAAAACCTACGGCAAACATGAGGTTGCCAATGATACCTCCTGCCACCTCAAATCACCCCATTAAAAAGCAAAAAGCGCCCAAAAAGGACGCTATTTCTTTTTATTTTGTTTATTCATTTGTTCGATATGGATATCAAGTGCAGCATTGGCTTCAGCCAAATCATCCGGGTCCATGTTATCCAAATCACTATAAGTGATTGACATGTCCGATAAGAGCAGTCGCCACAACGGCCAATTTTTCTTCGCCCGCTCTCGTGCTTCTCTATCAGTAAGTGCCATAGTTTTATTCCTCAGATTCTCTTCCTTCATCAGATTCAATCAAATCGTCATTACCTGTAATAAATGCGTAAGCCTTGCCTACGAGTTCACCCAGCTCCTTGAACCCTGCTGGGTCTTTGAAATCCTCCATCTTGGTCTTAGGTTCAACAACAACGTGAGAAAGCATCTCTTCTGCCAACCGCTCGTCAGAAGCTACACCATGTTTGTTTTTAATACGGTCTGTAATTTTCGTCACTTGACGAACGCCAGGGAACTGAAGCATAAATTTATTTCCTGCTTTTGTGGTAATTTGTTTTTGTGCAAAGTTCGACATTTAAAATCATCCTTTTCTAATGTGGTTTTTATTAGCTGAACAAAATGTCCATGCATGTAATTTCGTATTCTCGATCCTCAGCCTCGTTACCATATGTTCTTGTTGCAGGCTTTTGAACAAAGGCTTCCGTCACTGTAACTGTCTCTTTAGGTGTACCAGAATGAATAACGGTCACAGGAACAAGCTTACCGCTGTTTCCAAGCCCGTCCATATAGGAGACCTGTGGGCTTGTCGGAAGAAGTGTAAGAGTGATAGTCCCGAGTGGATTGTTAACTTTCGTCCTGAGGACATCCCCTTGGGCACCAACCTTGGTTTCGTAATTGTTCTCATCCTTCTCGATCTCAACCATATCTTCTGAGAATGCAGTAAGATATACGCCACCAATGACCACGCTGACATCTTTAGAATCGTAAGTAGTTGCTGTCATAGTCGATTATCCCTCCTTACTTGCGAATCACTCCGCGAATAGTAGATTCATGAATTGCCCCAGCCAAATCAAACCAAAAAGACCCACCGTTATATTTCCGTTGTGCCCGGTCAGCCGGGTCAGTTTGGGCACGGGTCAGGAACGTTGTTCCATACATTGGTTGCCCGTCTTCATCCGCAGCAATGATCCCCTGGTTAAATCCTTGCTGAAGCACAGTACGCGTCTCACTTTCCAGTTGAGCAATACCCGCATCTGTAAAACTCACTTTGCCAGTGTTGGCAAACAGAATTTGAATGGCATACTCGATGTTAAAACGAATGTAATCCTTAGCATGAATGACATCGATCCATTCACCAGACAAGGTTTTACCTTCAGACGTTTGGTTTCGCCCTGCTTTCGTTACGTATGTGATAGCCCCTGCGGTATGAATCTCACGCAGCTCCGTGTCCGTAATATCAAGTGGCGCAATACCTTGCAAGTATTTGAATTTCCATGTCACAGATCCCACCGGTGCAGAACCGACACGGCCGACCAAAGCAGCTTCAGGATAATTTGAAATATCGATATGATAAAAAGCTGTAGTGCGACTGTAATTCTTAGCCAGCAACAGCGCGACATCAGCAAGTGTGGAAGAGCGTGTAAAATACTCTCTAGAATTGTTTTGTTCAATCGCCGCAGCAAAAGCATCAACATCCGCTTGGGTTGTGGTTGTTGTAATCAGGAAATACCAATCTTCTTTCCACAACCGCCCCAGTACATCGTCGATTGTCTCCGGTTCTGTACCCGTCTTCTGTCTTGCAATGGCAATCTCGACAGGAGAATCATCACCCTGATTCAAAAGCGCGAACGCTGCCTTATATTCCTCCGTGGTTTCGGTATAATCCAGTTTGACGCTTGCCAGATCGGTGTATGTCTTATATGGCTTTCCTACAGCAGCAGAACCCAAAATTAACGGTTTACCAAACCCAAGACGCGGTGTAGGTGTTTCGATTTCAATAATGACATTTACGTCTTTTGCCAATGGTCTCAACCCCTCACTTGTACCGACTCAATCGGTGTATAATCTTCTTCAATTACGTTTTTTGCTCGCAATTCAATTTCAAACCCATTTCGACGCTCCCATTCGTTACCTAGCTGCACGTCATTGTTGATGGACTCTCCAACAGTCACGACAACTGTGTTAACATCGTCTTTGAGAACCCGATGTCCGGCAGTTAAGAACCAATCTCGCGCCCGATTAGCCAGCACTACGGCACCAAGTCGATCATGGGCATAGCTTTGAAACGTCACGCTAAGCGTCACGTCTCCTGTATGCACCATTTTGTCATCTTCGAGGGTTACGGCCATGTGACCACGAACGCCACTCTCATCGGAAAAGTCGTAGCTCATAAAAGGAACCGGAGGAACCTTATTCACTCCGTCAATTTCAATGACTAGCACACCAAGAGCGCTAGACAACCCCTCTATCATGCTCTTTCGGATGGCTTCAAACTGGATCATGCGTGCTCACCCTCTTTAGCCGATACTCGTTGACGTTGCTGTACTGGTTCCAATCCGAGTCCGTTTCCACGGTGTACTGTTTTCCTTGATGTTCGACAACATCCCCGGATTCATGCTCATATGTCGTCAGTAACAGCCTGTCGTCTACTGTGTAACGCCCTCCATCAGTTTGGGTAAGTTTATCCCCTAATGCCTGTATCGACCCTCTTAGGTCAATTCTCTGCGTCTCAGGAGGTTGGTAGACTCCCACAGAGTTCCATTTCCCCTCACCTTCACGGATTAGAGTGTATGGACGCTCATACTTGCGCAGAGTGCGTGCTTGGTTAAATCTCATGGCTACCCTCCTTTGCGTCGAACAAGGAATACGATAGAGTCTCTTAAATCCATATCAGCCTGTAAGAGTCGTTTCCCCTTTTTGTATCGAGCATAAATTGCAGATATGCCCGGCTGCTTGATTCGGTCAAAGTTCTTGACCACGCGCTGCTGTCCGACTTCACCAATTTCATGAAGCAGAGAGTCAACCGACTTATTACCAAGTACAATCTCAGTAATGCCAGCTCGGACAAGCTTGGCAATTGCTGCCTGAGCCTTTTTCTTGCCAGTTCCAATGAATGACCGTGCAGGGATGTTCATCTTTGCCGATCCAAATTCATGCACGGCTGCAATCATAGCCAACTCAGCGTTACCTTGAACCCCTATGACTACCTCTTGATCCACTAAAGGACGCACCCGATCCACCAGAACAGATAAATCCATATCCCCGGTGTATGAGACGTTTGCACGCCGCACACTTCGCCGTCTTTTCGCCATATGTCACTTCACAACTGAATAAGAGCTTTGACCGCACCTGGCAAGCCTCGACCCTCATCCTTGTAAGTTACGGATATGTTACCTACCCGCTCGCTCGTTACGCCCTGTTCCCTCATCAACGTTTGAGCAAGCAACACACAAGCCAGCTCATATTTTTGCGGCAGTGTCGAAGCCGGAGCGTCTATCTCATCGCTTGGAAGGATATACCCGGCTAAATATTCCACATCAATTAAACGAGCGCCACAAGGCCATCCAGAGCGTTTGAACAGCATCCCGTGTTCCGACTCGATCTTGAAAGAGTCTGTCGGTTGATCCTTATCATGAATGCTCAGCTCAGAGACTGCATGGATTGGGAAATTTCGAAGCCGGAGGAACTGGGTTCCAGAGCCGTCCAACGTTTGTTGGTATGTCTTGTATTCGAAGCTTCGATTACATTCCCGTTCAATCCATTCAGAAGCCGCAGCTAAGGCGGACAACAGATAAAGATCCTGTGATGTGTCGTCCAACGGAATGGACATCATGCCTTTAGCTCTTTGCAGTGTCGACAGCATCAGAATCACCGCCTGCTGGAACATCTGTCTTGACCTTGTCTTTATCTGAATCATCCGTTTTGGATGGTTTAGGTAAGGATTGACCTTCGTCATCCTCCGCAATGACACCCGCAGCCCTCAAAACATTCGCACGTTTCTGGTCAGCAGGATACAAAGTACCAGGTTCAATCAGATCATTCGTTTGTTTATCGTTAAAAGCAGAGATTACCGTGTAATTCAACGTTTCACTTTTAGCCATTGCCGTTGCCTCCTATAAGGCCTGGTAACCCAGGCCACATATATAAGTTGATTAAGGTGTTGGAACGCCCAACTTAATGAACGGAGAAACTTTATAACCATTTGACATCTCAAATGGTGCGTTTACCCACGGCTTGCCGTCTACGTTCCAGAAGGCTTTAATAATCGTTTTGTTCTGCTTGAACAATGGATGCTCAGAAGCTTGAATGAAGATACCAGATCCATCTTTGATAAGGTAATATCCCATATCTCCGAGTACCAGGTCACCGGTTGCCCCAAGAATCGGCGCGTTCTCTTTAAATCTGATTGGGTACCCAAGGAGTGTTCCAGTCATTTTGTCCGCAATGTTAGGCTGGAAAATCAAGTTCCCTGCCTCATCCTTCATGGTAAGAAGTTGCGGCAAAATGGACTGAGAAGCTGCCCAAATTAATGCGCCTCCTAGTTTTGCCTGAGCAATCATAGCAACGACGTCAGGATAGGTAATCAAGTTGGCTGTTTTGCGTGGAACTGTAATAGCTGCTGGTGAAACCATCGCGCCATTCGGTTTCCCAGTACCGTTACCGTACAAAAATGCATCATCCTCGGCTGCAGCAATTGCACCACGGAACAACTTGGTAATAATCGTGTTAACAGCCGGAGCATTCCGCAACAACTTGTCAGTAACGACGATGTGAGCAGCTACTTCATGAGGCGTCAATGTCAAGTCTCTGAATTTAGCGTTTGTTTCCGGTTTTTCATCACCTTCACCAATCCAGTTGACCTCTACGCCACCGTACATGTTGGAACCAGCTCCTTGATCAAGCGCAGGGAACGTAGTGCTGGAATCTGGTGCGGTTTCATCAGCAGGAATTACCAATGCACGCGGACGAACAACGGCTTCCTCTGGTGTAATTTCAAACAGTTGCGCCGAAAACTTAGGAGGCACAAAAACACCGCCTGAAGCTTTTGTTCCCGCAGCCATCTCGCGGTACTCTTTCAAGCGTGGGTCATACGGATCAGACCGATAGCACGAAATCAATTCCCCCAAGCTGCGGAATTCACTTTCATGTGCTGGATCATCAGGCGTGTGTTTTGCGCCACCACCACCCATGGCAAACTGTTGGGCACGTTCTTCCAACTTAATTTCATCTTCCAAGGAACGAGCTTCCGCTTCCATGGTCGTGAAATTCGTTTCCTCATCATCAGAGAAGCCGCGTTTCTCCGTTTGTGCCAGCACAATCAAGGAACGCATTTCCTCTTTTTTTGCAGCGAGTTTTTTTCTCAATTCAATAAGATTTTTCAAACAATCCATCTCCCTTATAGGTTCAATTTTCTTAATCGCATTTCTAGATCATTAGCAATGGCTCGCTGTTCTTCCTCGTCATCTTTGGTCGTCTCAGTAGTTGGCCGAGATTGAAATGTTTCTTCGGCTGAGCGAATGCCTACAGAGGACTGAGGATAAGCCGGGGTCGTAACCGGGCTGACTTCGAATAGCTCTGCTTCCTTAATGGTTCGAATGGGCATATCGGGATTTGTTTCCTCATCCCACTCCTCCCCTCCGGAAACTGCTCGAAAAATAAAAGACGATCCTCGCACGTCCCCGCGCTCAATCGTCTCCACATACTTTTCCGCCCAACTCGGCGGTGTGATTTCATATCTCAGACCAATGTCATCCTCAGCAACGAGCAGCGTACCAGGTGTTCTCCCCAGAATTTCCCTTGCATCATGCTGCCATGCTGCATAAACATCCGGGTTAATCAAACTGGCCGCAAATGCCCCACGCTTAAAACGCTCTTGGAACATACCGTAAATCGGATGTGATAACTGATCCCATCTAACGGCATAACCGATAATCTTTGTTGGCTCACCCTCAACTTTGCGAACCTCCAACTTACTCTCCTGTAGGATTAGTTCCCGCTGCTCCTTCGTCTTTTTCTCCATTTTCGTTATCACCTCCTTTAGGTGGAATCGGCTCAGGTGGTGGTTTCGCCTGATTTTTGTAATATTCGTCAAGCATATCGAGCGGCAACATGTTAAGCGGTACATAGTACCGATCTCCGCCCTCGATCGGATTATCATTTTCCTTTTCCCGAATGTCATTTTGAGAATAAACACCGATCATGAACATTTCCTTGTAGAATGCTGCCCGTGCAGAAGAGTCCCCACGAAGCAATCCTTCAACAAGGTGTTCAGCGAAGAATCGCTTTTGTTCGTTTAATGAAAATAACTTCCAGTTGATGGTCTGTTCCCATCTGATCAGCCACGGCCTGAGTGAATGAATAACAAAATCCGTGGACTGTTGCTCGATGTTAGAAAAGGAAGCCCGTTCAAGGTCTGCCATCATGTGCGGCGGCACGCGAAATACCCGAGCAATCTCAAGAATCTGGAATTTCCTCGTCTCCAGAAATTGAGCATCGTTCGGTGGAATCGTGTTTTTAGAAAATGTCATGCCCTCTTCAAGCAACATGAGACGGTGAGCCTTCCCTAGTCCTTCGTATTTCTCTCGAAGGGACTTTTGAAGCCTTTCAAAGGCTGCATCTGATAATGTGCCAGGAAGCGTTGCGACAGCACCCACGTTTGTTCCATTCTCGAAGAAATCCGCCCCGAACTGTTCCGTAGCAAGCGCCAGCTCTATTGCTTGCCGCGCCCAATGAATAACAGATACGCCTTTGGTTCCATCGAATCCAAGTCCAGGTATATGGAACATGGCATAAAACGGAATGTTATGCTGTTTTCCATCCTTGGTTGTGACTCTGAAAAAAGGATCTCCTTCGGCTGTCTCCATGTGTTCGACCCTGTGAGGTGGAATAGGCCAAAGAGCCGTTATCTCGCCTGTTGCATCATATTCGATTTCCGCATAGCAATTACCCCAGAGCAAAATATGAGCCATCATGGTTTCACGGAAGGTGAACGCAGTCATTCTTGGGTTAGGTCTGTTCTGCAACAGATCAGCTATTTTATGTTTCGTCCGGACTTTGCCTCTTGGATTCAAGCGCTTGTAAACAGGTAACGGCAATGAAGCAACAGATTCAGCAAGTATCCTGACACAAGTAAGCACGGCTGTTGAACGCATGGCCGATGATTCTGTGACAGCAATCCCCCGGCCTACCGGAATGCCTAAAGCGTTATAAAGCCAGCGTTTCGGATTTTTCAAATCGCTTGATTCGCTGCGCTTCTCCAAAAGCTTTGAAACAAATGGTATCCGCAGTGTGTACACCCCCTTTCGTTAGATCGCTCTGACGCCTCGATCCTCGTAAACAGACCTTTTCGGTTTAGCAGAATTAGAGAGCGTCAACTTGTGAGCATCAATGACAGCATCCACCGGGTCAATCCGCTTTGTTTTAGAAGAAGGGTCTTTGTCAATCTTGATTTCACCGAAGCTATTGCTTACCGTCTTGGCGTTTGCCATACTCCATGTCAGCAACTTGTTTCTCCGGTCATAAATCACGTTCTTAGCCTCTGCTTCCAACCTGAAATCCACCGTAGCGTCATTCAGGCTCTTGGCACTCTGGACAATCTCAACCAGATCTACTCCAAATTCCTCAAGGTCAGACAAAAAAGCATCTGCATTATGTGGATCATACGCAATGCCCAGTAGCTTGAGGTTATGTTTTTTGATCAAGTCCCGGTAATAAGACAAGATGTATTTGTAATCCGTCTTAACACCGCCCATGGTCTCTGTTGGAGTTAACAAACCCTCCATGATCCACATGTCATACGGCGCGAAGTCACTCTTCACATGCTCGTCAACTCGCGCCGATGGAATCCAGCTATGCGAATGGATGTAATACTTGCGTTGCCCGTCGATATCCAACGGGAATTCCAATGCACCACTCGTCAAGTCGCCGCCTGAAGACAAGTCCAAACCTAGGTAACATTCCTTGCCTTCCATATCCTCAATGGTTGTGTCAGACTCACACGCTACCCAGTGTTCCATGTTCATATACTGTGTATCGCTGAATTGAACCCAACGGTTAAGAGACTTAGTCAGGAAGTTGCGAAGCTCTTCGCCTTGTTGTACCTTGGCTTTGATTGCTTCAGCTCGCAAACTCTCTAAGGTTTCAGGCGTCCAGAGAGGATTCGCCTTCGGCCAGTTCGATTCATCCCAAACGTCGTCGTCCTTGTCCAGCTCACAAATGAAAACAAACTGCGTTTCGTCGGCATGAGCGCCAGACAAAATCATTTTGCAATATTTGTACAACTCATAGCATGGACCATTGATGTTAAACCCTGCTGTTGTAATAACGGAAATAAGACACTGCTTCAGCTTCTTGGTACCATCCGCCAACAGCTTGTACATCTGGCTATCTTTGTGCAAATGATATTCATCGACGGAAGCAAAGTATGGACGGAAACCGTCTATGGATTTCGTATCACGCCCGAGCGCTCTGATTTCACCTTTGGAAACCGTACACAGGATCGTGCTTTTATAATCCTTCACGTCAAAAAGACCGGATTCGTATTCATCCCCGGCCAGCTCTGGGTCTGCATCAATAAACTTGATACATTCCTTCAATACAATTCGTGCCTGTGCTTCCTTGGTCGCTGTAACGTACACTTGCGGATAGCTGTACCCGTCAAAGTTTCCGTAAAACAGTGAAGGAACTGCGTTGCCCAATGACTTACCGTTCTGGCGAGCTACCTGGGTGTACGATGTTCGAAAACGTCGATAACCGTCCATCTTCAGCCAGCCATTCCAGCTACCAAAGATAAAGTCCTGGAAGCCCCATAAATCTAGTGGACGTGGTTCCTCACCCTCGGCTAGTGTGAGAGATTCGGCAAACTCTATAATTTCATGTGCCTTATCTGGATCAAATACGTAAGGGAAGTCTTCCGTACCCTGCCGATCCAAATCCCGAAGGTGCCGTTCACACGCTTGGCGCTGAGCCTGTCCTGCTATTATTCGTCCGGACGTAACTTCAAGCGCATAGGCTGTTACCCGGTCTGTCTCTCCAACCGTGTTGTACGGATAAATCTGAGGATTAGCCACTGCGATTTCCCCCGAACTTTCCGAATCGGCTCGGCTTCTCTTCCTTAGCCTTCGGTTTCGGGACGTTCTTCACCTTGGACAATGGATTCAAGAACAAACGGTCTTGCATTTTCAGAAGCATGTCCATTTTCTTGTTAATGGCTGTCTCGATTTTCAGGACACCTTCAATGGAAGCTAACTGAGAGAGGTACTTTTGTGCCCTCAGTCCATACTCGTTCAGATCCTGTTCTGATTCCTCTGCTTTGCGAGCTAATTCCTCAAAATATTCTTCAAATACATGATCTTCGATGGAAATTCGCTCGATTTTTTGATACTGTTTCAGCAGTTTTTCATACTCTGAATACGTCCTACAATACATTCCCAAAAGTCCTATATCAGAGCTGGAAAGTAAATTCACGCCTTCAGCAGCAGCGGCTTTATAATCCTTCATGCACTGTTTCCAATGAGAGAAGGCAATAGTGTCATCCTTTACAAACACTGGTGGTTTAAGCTTTTCCAACTCGGTTTTACCAAGCTTAACCTCGCCTTCTTGTCTGGCCTGGATCTGTGCTTTAGTCAGTCGGTTCGGATTGCCCTCCGCGATGTGGAGACCAACCGGTTTGGCGTTCCTTCCCATCAGGGCATACCTCCTAAACGCCGAAAATATTATAAAACGAGTTTTTACGCGAAATAAGTCCGACGCGGTCTATCAGCCGAAAGGTTTTCAGAGATTCGACCCCCCTACCCTTGTCCTGAGTCTGTGGTTATGGCTGTGGTAACAACGCGTCTTATCATCTCATCACATGCTCTATGGGCAACCTGGACTGGCATGCCTGCCTTGACAGCCTCTTCAAATGCTTTGGGCAAGCTTTGTGTTAGAACCTCTAACCATGGGGCTACATTGATGTTAATCACTATGTCGTGGTGGTTTCGCTCCTTATGTCCATAAGAGATGTAGCTGCCTTGACCATCAAAGTATCCAACTGGATCAACCTTACCGCCACATTCATTGCATACAGTACCGTCTTCATTCGTCCAGCCTGTCTGTACATTCTCACATTCCATACAGACCAACTTCATCTGCTTAGCCATTACCAAAGCCCCCATCCTCTTTAGCTGTCTTGACATCGTGACATTGCTTGCATAGTCCTTGCCAGTTTCTTCGATCCCAGAACAGCGTCTTATCTCCCCTATGTGGTTTGATATGATCGACTACTGTTGCGGCCTGTACATAGCCCTGCTCCCAGTGAGTGACACACAGCGGATGCTTCTTTAGGTATCCTTCTCTGGCTTTACGCCATCGGCTATCATATCCGCGCTCGGCTGCCGTCCCCCTATGCTGGTCATAGCTATGTACTTGGTCTTGGTGTGCTTTGCAGTATCTACCCTCTGTGATTGTCTCCTTGCATCCCTGCTTACCACAGAATCGTTTAAGTGGTATCACGCTCAACTCCTTCCAATGTTACCCACCTTTCCAGAAACAAAAAGGTCGCCTTTATGGGCGGTTAAATTCTGTGTCAATCTTTTCACTTTTTAAATTCAGATGTTATATTAAAGATACTAAATTTTAAGGAGCAACAAGTATGAAATATTTCCTCAGCGATTTCCCTCAGATTATTTCTGGATTATCTACCGTTTTCATGTCCATATTCTTTGTAATAATGGCCCACCTTTTTAATGCCAGAGCAGAAAAAGAGAGAGGAACATTAGATAATCAGATTGAAAAAATTGCTGACTTAATTCATTCTTCTGAAATGGAAGTCGAAACCGTAGAACTATTAGAAACTCAAAAAATCCAATTATCCGAATTAGAAATCTCAAATAATTCTGAACTAATAGATCGTATAGATAAACAAAATCAAGCTATACATAAGCTCCAAAATGAATTAGGAAAGCTTAAATCAGAAATTACACAAAAGAAAAATACATGGAGTCTAGTCGAAGGTTTGATAGAAAATTATCACAAGCAAGCACTACGACAAGCAAGTATCCAATTCTGGTTTAGTGCTGTAGCTGCAATAATAGGTCTCCTATTTATAATCATAAGTTTGTTTCTAAGCGAGTCACTGAATGTATACGAAAAAATTGTCGGTACTTTGCCTGGCGTGACAATTGACTTAATAGCGGCTCTGTTTTTCAAACAAGCTGAGCAAACCCGTCAGAGAGCTACTGAGCTATACGATAGGTTACGCCTTGACAAAGAAAGAGAGGAAGCAATTAAACTAATTGAATCAATTGATGACCCGTTACTCAAATCAATAGTAAAAGCTCAACTCGCATTAAAAATCGGTGGTGTTGATGCATCTCTCAATGATTTATCAAGCATATTAAGAAAAGAATTAACAAAAACCACTTAATTTAATTAGATGTTTTTTAAACTAATCGTTATCTTTCATAAAAACTAAACCTCCTAATCCAAATAAAAACCTACTGATTAACAGTAGGTTTTTAAGCAACTTCAATATTATTACTAATGGTAGAAATAAACTCGTTGGATTTCGCTTCTATTATGAACTCAAACATTCCGGCTTTAGGAAATTCTATTTCTAACTTATAAACAAAATATTTATTCAGATGATTTTGTAAACTTCTATTACGCGAACTGGAAACTGTATATTCAAATTGATTTGCATATTTTAACGGCGGAACAATATTCCCATCAGCTTTTATGCTTTTCCAACGTTCTTTTGTAATAAGTTTTATATCAGGTGCCGGTTGAATATCGAAAGGTGTATTAAGAACAACATGAATCTCAATTGGTGAAGAACAAGAAATTATTCCTGATGTTGATGGAAAAACCGCTAAATACATACGATTTTCACCACTTTGATTGGATTGTAATAAGAGTTGGGATAGTCTTATTGTACTGTCACTAAGTTGCTGTTTGGTTTTTCCTAGTTGCTCATTTTTACTTTCTAGATCTGTTTCCTTGGTCTCCAAGTCAGCATTTTTCTTTTCATGCTCTCTAATTAAGGTATCAACAATTACTGCATATGCTATGATTGTGACAAGTCCTAATAAATGAAGAGGATCCTTGTATTCTCCTCCCAGTATCGCCCCAAGAACGGCAGCCATAATAACAGCTATAACATTTATTATTCTATACATTAAGAAAAGGCCCCTACAAATTTAGTCAGAGTCTTAATATCATTGTTGTTAATAGATACGACTCCAGTTCTTGATAAAGATATGAAATTGGAATCGCTGAGCATTAGTAAATAGGATATTATTAAATTTTCATTTTTAATTTGATTGAGTATAATCTCCCTTTTTACGGATTCATAAACAACTTCCTCTCTATCGTTATCGTATAATTCTATATTTTTTATAAAACCATTAAGTTTTTCTAATACACTAATAATGACCTCGTTAGTCAATTGGTAACTAATAATCTTAATCTCTTCTTGTTCTAAAAATTTCTGTATCACGTCAATGTATTTATCGTTAATGAATTCTAAAAAGACCAAATTGCTTTTGTCATCGTAAAAAGCATTTATATATTGACTTACAGGCATATTCATATGATGACCTGATATTTTTGTCCCGAATAAGTATTCATCTTTAAGATTGAATACCACGTGAGTCAAATGATCATCGATTTCAGCAAAATGAAATATACTTATATCATCATCAGACAAAAATTTAATTAAGTTTTTTGTTTTTCTAAAGTCATTGTTTGTATCCACTGAGAATAAAGTGAATTTCATGTCTTCACATCCCGTCGGACTCATTTTTGATTTTAAGCAATTCGTTCATTAAATATATCTGGAAGATATTTAGATCTCCATTATTTCCAAACTCATCTTCATTAATAACAATTCGATGACCGCCTTCTCTATATAACTTTACGTTTATTAAAGAAGGAGTATCTCTATGCCTATGCTCATAATCAAACGGCATTTCAAAAGCCAAGTGGCACATGTTACCATGATCCTTGTATTCTTCATCAACAAGTGATCTTGAATCTGTATCAGATGGATCGATCGTATAAGACACTTTTTTTGTTTTGTCTCCAACTTTAAAGATTTGGTCAATTTTTGCTGATGTCCAATGATATTGGCCTTGAATATGTCTCAACATTCCATCAGTTATTTTAAAAGATTCTAGTTCTACCCCTATAGATTGAATCATTTCTTTAACGCGTGATTTTGCCTTTTCTTCAGATGTCCAGTCGAACTTAATAATAAGGTTACCATCAGATGTCAATTTCACATTAGATTTGCTGAAATATGAATGTTGAACTTTTTCCGCAGTGACATTCCCCTGTTCAAGCCTCGCTTGATAATAATAACCAAGGCTACTTTCTGTTGTGCAATAACATTCTAAACAATGTACATTATCGTATACAAAAGTTGTTATGTTAGTGAATCCTTCACCACTTATTAACCCATTCTGGTTAGGCGATATTCTTTGTTCCATAGTTTCAGTTAATTTAGGCATCGATAAGATCCCATTCTCATCAAACAGAAACATATCTAACTGATCAGACATTTTATATATAAATAGAGTAGCCATTTACATGCCCCATTTTCATTACAAGATGAGTTATTCATATTGTAAATAAAACATATATTGGCTATATTGTCCATGAAAATTACCATCTTAAACCAGTTTAATCAAGTTCTTTATACCTATTCCTTAAATCCTATTGAGCTTACAAACAAAAACACGTTGCATAGCACCGTTTATCATCCAGAGCATTCCTATATATATATCGCATGGTTATATCTTCGCATTAAAAATATGTAAAAAAAATGGAGTGATCTTACCCCCATTCCTCGCACAGCACCCTTGACGATTCACGTCTAAGGACAGGTCAGTCCCACAGCACGGCCGAGTCCTACTGTGATAAGGGGTAGCAGGGACACCCGGGCAAAAGCCCTATGTCCCTACTTTAATTTGCATTAACCGTCATATGATTGTCATGATACAGTCAATTAACCGTCAATATTTTAAGGTTTATATGATTCCACAGTCTTTCAACGTATTGGCGACACTTCTAATTCCTTCTGCAATGCGCCGATCTACTGTTCTTTCACTCATCATATTCCGGAATCTAATTACAGTGTTCTTCCATTTCCCACCTTTGATGAACCGATGTTCAATAATGCGCCGGGCTTCATCATCTTTGATTGTGCGGATCGCCATGTCAACTACGTTGATTTTCTCATTGTAGGCATCATATTTGCCTTGCTGCTCTGGCGTCAATACCCTCATCGTTTCAAACACGCTTTTACTTGCTTTCCATTGGGGGTAATCTTCGCGGAGCAGTTTAATTGTGGCTTCGGCATCCTTATCAGAGGCGCTTGGAAACATTTCTAATTGTTCTACAGCGTCCATATGATCCCCCTTTTGCACTTTGTCACATATAATCATCAAGAGTCGCTTGGCCTTCTGTGACCACTTCCGAAGCATCTTGAATCAATCCTTTATCTAACCATGCCTTTGGTGCATTCTTCGTATACTGAGGCCAAATCGGTTCCCCAGCTCGAGAGCGTGTAGGGTTCTCGCTCTCTGCTTTTTCCGTCCATGCCCATTGGGTACGGGCTGTTACCATATCGTTACTCATGAGCTGCTTCACCTTCCTGCTCTGCTGGCTTATTCTCATGCAACCATCTGTATATACGTTCAAGAGCCAAGTCCTGGCTATAGGATTTCCCTTTAAGATTCAGAATGTCTGTAACTTCCCTCATGAGTCTGACCAAGCTTTTCCGATATGCATGAACTTGTTGAAGTTCCTTCCGAAGCTGATCGTTCTCAATGTACGAATCTTCCAGCTTGTCCATCAGCATGGCTGGATAGCGTGTTCTAGTCATTGCGAGCTTCCGTTTTACATCATTTATGCTCTTCATCGCTAATCTCTCCCCTTCAATTTCATCGCAGGGCGATTCTGCGGTATCGCCACGGCATTTATAGGTGGTGGTCGGTGTCTTAACATCCCCAAACGCTCTATGCACACTTTGCGTTCGTCTACACGTCTGTTCCTGTATTAACAGTGTGCCTCAACTTCGCTCTATCGAAATGGTTTTGAAGATCCTCGCGACTTCTCACGGTATAATGCCGTGCCGCTTGCGTTTTGATGACTGATCGGATTTCACGTTTGCCCTGGCTCAATTCATGCAGCAATCCAAGCCGGACGACAATCTCATGCAGAACACGCCATTGTTCATTCGCTTCCTTGGCACGACGGCGCGTTCTTCTATTCGCCTGATATTGGCGCATCAACTCTTCTGGGTTCACATCTTCTGAACCTAGAAATTCAAATGCATGGGATAAATCCGTAGCTTCACCATCACAAAATGCTATGCAGGATAACGTACTATCAAATTCAGCCTTAATGTACTTGACCAACTCATGAAACTGGTTAGCTGCATCTTTAGGTGTCATTGCTGTCGTTTCGTCCATTCTCCCTTTCCTCGCTTTCCTTGAGCTGCTTGCATAGCCCATCGTATTTTTCCAAAGCAAGAATTCGGCGTGGATCGTCAGGGGCAAGCCCATCAATAAACGCTGCACCCTTTATCACCCGTTCCCGCAAACGTTCCTGATGATAGCTCACCAGCTCACCGAATATCCGTTCAAAATGATCCAAAATCTCATCCTGTGTTTGAGCTATACACCCCTGACTTTTTAGGCGGGTGAATGTGTGTTCGTCGATGTTTCCGTTTTTAAGCGCATTTTCCAAATGGCTGATTAAAATGATCTGATATCGCATGATGAGTCTAACGTTGTTTTCAATCTCCAAAGGATCTGCTGTCACATTCACCCCACCTTTCTAATCAATACTGCATTCGATCCAGATTCACGAACTTGCTGTAGTTCTTCAAGTACGCCATTTCCGCGATGCCTGTTCCTGTATTCCGACCCTTGGCAACAATGATTTCCACAATATTTTTCTTCTCTGTCTCGGCGTTGTAATAATCATCCCGGTACAAGAAGTCAATTTCATCTGCATCCTGCTCAATCGAACCGGACTCCCGAAGATCAGACATCATTGGACGCTTGTCCTGCCGCTGCTCTACGCCCCTGCTGAGCTGGGACAGCACTTCTACCGGACAATCATTGTCTCGGGCAATCTGTTTCAAATAGCGGCTAATATAGGCTATCTCCTGTTCACGGCTTGAGAAGGTTTTCCCTGAACTGATCAACTGGAGGTAATCAATCTGAATAAAGATTTCCCCATATTCCTTTTTGAGCTGTTTTGTCTTGGCTGCTATCTGCTGGATAGTGATGCCTGGTGTATCGTCAATTACAATGGGCAGCGCGTCCAGAAGCATACGGGCGTCTGTGTAATCCCCCCATTTTTCCGGACTCAACAATCCAGTCCTTAACATGGTTCCATCCAGATTCCCTATGTTTGCAAGCAATCGTTCGCCCAATTTCTTGCCTGGCATCTCTAAACTGAATATCCCGGTGGCTACCCCGTGACTTGCAGCAGCCTTGGAGTTATTAAGCATAAAAGCCGTTTTACCAACTGATGGTCTAGCTGCCACAATGATTAAATCTTGCTTCTGCCTGCCACCTGTAAGCTTGTTTAGGTCATATCCACAAGTAGGCACACCGGTTATCCCTTTGGATTTACTTCGGGTGTCCAGATCATCGTCATGACCGTCCATGACTTCACTGATTCTGATCATGCCCCGATCGGAAGAAGAACGTTCGGACAATTCCTCTGCCCCGGCCTTGATATTTGCCACAACTTCAAGCGGATCGGAAGTTTCTTCAAGCTGTTTTCTTTGCTCGTCCAAGAACAAAATAGTCTGACGCTTCGTGCCAAGTGTCTGCACAATCGAAATGTACTCTTTTGCGTTTCCTGCAGTTGGTACTGCGTTAACCAAATTTCCAAGATAGTCAATGCCGCCAATGTCTTCTGTGACACCTCGTGTCTCCAGATCGGCATAAAGCGTAACCAGGTCAACTGGCTTTTCTGATTCGTGTAGCAAGATGACCGATTCAAAGATAATCCGATGCTGTGATGAAAAGTCTTGGGGGGTAAGCAACGCTACAGCAAGTGACGTGTTGTCTCCTGATCGATCCAGAAGCAAGCTCCCTATTACCGCCTGTTCAGCCTGTAGGTTGTAAAGGTTAGTCATTCGTCTCACCGTCTTTAAGAAGCGGTACAACACCCCTTTCCCAAGAGTCAATAAGCGCGAAACATTGCTGGGTTTCTATCCGAAGGATATCGTTTGCCGTTGATGTGTTAGCTCGGATATCCGCTATCGTCGGTGGCCACTTTGATGTCTTAATGTGTTGCTTCAAACTCCGTTGTGCAGATTCAAATGTCACGTCTGAAAGCATCTGTTCCCAAAGCGTTGCCATTTCGTCAGTCAGTTCTACCGTGGGGTAAGCTGTAACCACTACCGCCAAAATGCTCAGTACCTGTTGATTGTCCATTGCGTATGCCCTCCATCCGTTTTTGTAAAAGAGATTTATTTCGACTTGCCCGGGTGTTACTTTGATCATTCGCTACCGGAACAACTGCCGTAATCTTCGGTGCTTCTGTAAAATCGGCATACCGTTCGTTCTTCGGGTTTAAAAAAGTCGAACCATGCATGATGAAATTGCTTTCTGTTCGGTTGATTAAACAGTGTTGTGCATAGTGCTCAGAACATTGGATTAATAGTTTAGGATCAACCTTCGCTTTTATCGCCCTGTCCCACATGTTTTCAGCACCCTTTTTCGAAACCTTTCTCGGGTATGAGTTCCAGAACAATTCAAAGTCCGAAATGACCATATCTTTAATGTCTTTATCTTTTAATGTCTTTAAATTGTCTTTAGGAGGCTTGGAAGCCGCGTCCTGTATGGATTCAAGGGGTTTTGCAGTTATTGTTTCAATAACTGCTGGTTCTTGTTTTAATAACTCGTTTTCGTTTTCGGTTATCGTTACAATAACTCCGTCAACCTCTTGCAGTTCTTGTTTTGATAACTCTTCCGCACTCTGCTCAGTTATTGATTTGATAACTTTTTCTTTGTTTCTTTTAGCCTGAGCAAGGTTGATTCCGATCAACTCTTTGAACCTTTCGTCGTCCCACCCTCTAACCGGAGAAACTTGCCAATATGCAAAATCCTCGTTAAACGAAAATTCATTGTCTCCACGCTGCCAAGCAATCACGTTACAATTCTCAAGATATTTAAGTTCGTTAGTGATGTTCGTTTTACCAACTCCACATAGGGAAAAGTCTTTCAGCATCGGAACCATTGCCGTTGCCTGATTGCACCCATAAGATAAGCGCCAAAGAAACAGCAAAATATCCTTCTGGCGCTTAGTAAAATCCCGACGAATGACCTCATCCCAAATCTGGTTGGCAATCCCTACAAATCCGTTCTTCTTGCGAGAGTCGGTCACCCGTCTCACCTACTCTTCCTTGAATCTTGCGTACCGAAGGCAGCCTCCAACAATCCGCGCAGCGCTTCGCCTTTAGGCTGTTTATTATCACAAATTCGCCGAAGTAACTGAGCGACAAACTCATATAATTCTTCACGATCCAAATATTCCAAATGGGTCAGCATAGAAGCTTGAAACCCACTGCTCCAAATGTCATAAGTCCACCATTGGAAGCCTACATGATGATATTTCCCATCGAATTCAGCATCCGTCTTGTAAGGTCGAGAAAGAGAGCGAATGACTTCGCTGCCGACAGTATTCACTTCAACATTCACACCATTAGATTCCAAGACTCTCACCCTCCCAATCGTATTGGGCTGAAATGATTTCAAATCTATTAACTGATACAGGCTGGCTATACCAAACATGCGTTGCTTCTGATCCTTCCGGCCATGCGGTAATAAAAGCCGTGTCCGTGTCTTCCTTATATCCAGGAGCTACCTTAATATTGCTTCCAGCTACTTGTGGCAGACCTCGGATAGCTTCGCAAACTAAACCTAATAGATAAGTCCAAACTTCTTTTTTATATTTCAGTCGTGCGCCGTTTAACTCATGATGAAACCCGCTAAGAACAGGGAAAACACCCCGATCCTGAATACGAGTTCGCAGAGCACTTACCTTGTCAGCACGGTTCAATTTTTCTATTTTTGCTGGGATGATCATTGTTGTTTTCTCCTCTCAATTTTGAGGGCACCACTTGCGCATATCGAAAACATGGTGTTATAATCGGCGCGAAGGGATGCCCCTTTGGTTTTGATTGCCTTAACGTCTCCGGCAAGAGTTTAGATTAAGGCAACCATGATTGATTATCTAAGATGACTAACAGAAGCTGTGTACGCCGATGTAATGGCTGACATGGCTTCTTTTTCGCGCACATCAACAATACTTAGCACTTTAGTAATATCTTTGTTCATCTGATCTTTCGTGTAATTCTCATCAGAACTTACAAGATAGATGATGTCCAACAACTCTTTCTTCAGCTCCCAGTAAGCCATCAGTTCCGTATGCTGTTCCTGTGTCATACCGCCTTACCTCCCACACATATATTTTTAGGGTTGTCCAAGAACGGCTTGAGTAAAATCGCTTCATACTCATGCAGTTCCTGAAACACTTCTCTAATTCCATTTGAGATTTCGTCCCTTGAGTACATCGCGTCAGTGTCCACAATTTCACTTAATTCTGACAGTCTGTATTTTAATTGAGTTATCAGCGTGATATGGTGGAAGTCCGTTCGTCTAACCGCCTGTCTGGCTGAATGAACATCTGTGGCATCTCCTGCGTATACGTGGTTGTAGCCTGTACCGTAATAAGTGCACAGCTTGACAAACTCATCAATTGCTGCTGAACTGGCATCCTTCTCAAGCTTGCGGATTCTACTTGCGGAAATACCAGTTTTATTAGCCGCTTCCTCAACCGTGTATCCGAAGTTTTCTCTGGCTTCCTTCAACGTCAATTTTTGAGCAATAGAGATTCCGTCAGCTCCGATCATTGAAGCACCTCGCCTTCCTCGCCAAGTGGCGGGTCAATCATTTTGCGATAATCCTCGTTCGCCAGCCCAAGCAGTTCCTGCAGCTTGTCTAATTTAAGCGCACGATCAATCCAACCAGCTGCACTTACAGGATTAGTACCGAGATACGTTTGCTCAATTCCATTCCGCCGTGCCTCTTTACTTTCTTTGCTGATTCCATAACAAGCATCAGACAAATCATCAAAATCTAGCGTACGTAGAAAGAGGATAAATGCAATTTCCTGTTGGGATAAAATCATTGTTTGTTAGCTCCTTTAGATTGTTTTTGAATATTACGAACTATGATTGCATGCTGTAACGGATTACCAAACCATAGGCGTGCTAATTCAGGAAGCGTCATACTCGCTCCGCCTTGTTCGAGTAGCCCACAGTAAGAATCTGATTGTCATCTTCAAGTACCTTTACGTTTTTAATGACACGTCCTTCACGGATACGATCAGTCAACCAAATCAAAGCGGCTTCAAAATCATCAGAATGAACGTCTACGGCCATTACCTCATCCTCGAATTCGATATCTTCAATGTAGTTATGAGCATCTGCAATAGCTTCTGGCGACATTTCCCCAGTATTGAACCATGCTGCATACGTCTCATTTGCAATGCACAATGAAATCTGTGATTTGGTGATTTCCTTGCCGTAGGACTCGCATACGCTGAACAAAAGACTGGTTTCTCCCAAATCAATTTGCATTGCATCTCCACCCTCATCCGCCGTTCTTTCCACAAAATCGGTTTTAATAGGCTGGCTTACAATGCTCATGAATGGATCTGCATCCTCGCGCAACTTAAGCTCCAATGAACACGGCATTGAATGTTTTTCCATAACCTCGAATAGATGAAGGACTTCCCCGAATTCAGCATTGCTTAGTTTTGTAATTGTCATTTGTTTTCTCCTTTAGTGCGGATCAGTGCCGCATGTTATTTGGTATCGGTTAAAATAATGTTTGGCCGTTCGCTTCTTCAATCTGTCTCAATAGGTTCGTTGGCGGTGTCCAGTGCGGCACATATTGCAACCCACGGTTAATGTCCTTTGTATATGTGTTACAGTATGATGCTACGCTGAAAAATTCTTGATAATCATTCCATAATGCGGAATAAACGCTACTCCGAATGCTATTATTTTTATATGCTGCCGACTTCTTGCCGCCAAGAACACCAACAACTTTTGCATTACCAGCCTTCCGTAACAACCGTTGTTGAGCATAATCAATAGTCGTGTGATTCTCTAAATGCTCCACTCTGGAATCCAAGTTTTGCATTTTCTTATCAACTACAAAGATTGCTTGAAGCTCAGGACTTAGGTCATTGTAGTTAAAACCGTTATGGATAAATGCTGCGGCCAAGACATCTTTTGCCTTTAGTTGATACTTCACAAGCTTGTCTGCCACGTCTGGTTGATGAACTAGCATGCTTGGTGTGATGGATATTTTAGCTAACCAAAGTGGGAGGAAATCCAATTCAATAACCAATACTTCCTGATTGCCGCCATTTGTAGGGAGGACGAAATATCGTGACCCCCCATGTTTAAGGACTACGTCCTCTTGAATCTTTTTGCGTTCACTTTTCATTTGGCCTTCCGACAAACCAAGACCTTCACAGACCCACTTAACCCCTACGTAAACTTTCCCGTCATTCGCCTTTACTCCAAGAAGTTCATCTCCGTTAAAAGAAACAAGCTTCTGTTCTACTGGATAAATTCCACTCATACTCTTTCTCCTTCCCAACCAATGCAATTTTCTTTTTCCTGTTGATCCATCCACTTGTCCAAGGTTTCAACTCTAAATAAAATCTTAGCCTTGGTAGAGTTTGATCCCCCAGCTCTGTAATGCGGAAGTTTTTTTTCTCTGCAGAGAACACGAACCGTGTCCTCAGACATCCCTAAATATCTTGCCGCTTCAGGAACAGTAAAGCGTGTTTGATCAATAGTAACTTCCATGATGCAATCGCCCCTCTCAAGCCAAAATATAGATTTAAAACAACTAAAGTTTCTTATTAGAAACCTCAGGACGTAAAAAATAATCATCAGCACTAATTTTGAAATTCTCACAAAGAACTCTTAACTCAGCGATCGAAAAATCTCCGCCTGTACCATTAAGATTTTGATTAAATGCAGACGGTGATTTACCTAGCATTTCAGCAACATATTTCTGTTGAACACCACATTCATCTAAATAAGCTTTAAATTTGGTGTATGGGATATGTCTTCGCTTTGTCTGCTTCATTTGCTTCACCCCTTTCTGGTTTCTGTTTCGAAACCTTGTGAGGTGAGTATATCCGTCTATAGTTTCAATGTCAATAACTTTATTGCTAGATTTCTAAAGAAAAGTTGCTTTTTCGAAACCCGTACATTATTATGAGTTTAGACAGTTCTAAATTGAATAATTAGGAGAATTGAGATGAGTCAACCAATAGGGAAAATTATTAAAAGTTTACGTAATAAACACAAACTTTCACAAGATGAACTGGCAGAAAAACTTAATCAAAAGTTCAATACAACTATAAATAAAGGCATGATCTCAAAATGGGAAAACGATCTTGGAGATCCTCGTCTTGATACTGTTAGGCATCTCTCGGTATTCTTCAATGTATCTTTAGACTATTTGTTAGGGAGAACTGATGAACCGAATGATACTACATCTGATGAAGGAGATGCTCCTTTAGACAAGAATTATCGAAAAATCGAAAGATTTGCTAGGAAGGTATCTCCAGATGTTTTAGAAAAGGCAGTAAAAATTTTAGATGCAGCCTTTGAAGATGCCTTCAATGAAGAGGATTATGAGGATGATGATGATATTTAAACCAGATTTTAAGAAAGCAGAAATGTCAGCATACAGTTTGTTGAGAGAAATACCAGCCGACAATTTCCCCATAAAAGTTAAGGAAATGGCAAAGGAATTTGAGAATTTAAAAATTAGAACTTACACTTGGTTTGCAAAAAAAAGAAATATGACATTCGAAGAGGTTTGTATATTCGCCGAAAGTGAAGAGGGCTGTTGTTATTATCAAAAAAAAAATCACCAGTATTTGATACTGTATAACGAAAAAATCTCTTCGCCTGGTAGAAAACGTTGGACAATTGCCCACGAAATTGGTCATTACATTCTTCGGCACAATGAAATTTCTAACAAGACAATAATCTCTAGAAGTTCTCTTACAAAAGATCAGTACAAATCATTCGAACAAGAAGCAGATTGCTTTGCTCGATCTTTATTAGTTCCTTCAAGTGTTCTTTATGCCCTCAAAAAATTCAACGCTAAGGATCTAAGCAATTGGTTTGATATTTCATTGCTTGCCGCTAAAAACATCCTAAGTTTTTTTAGTAAAGGCACTGCATTAGGTAGGACGCATAATCCTAGAGATTACTTAGTAAAAAAATATTCAGACTTCATTTTTCTTATAAACAACGAGCATTATTGTAATAAATGTAAACATAACTTCATAAAGACTAACCCCACTTATTGCCCGGTATGTGCATCCAAAAAAATCTATAATAAAAGGGTTGAATTTGATATGAAATATGAAAAAGTGAAGCTCGATGAATTCAGTAGAGCCATAATATGCCCGAAATGTAGTAATGAAGAAATTAACGGAAATGATTATTGCAAAATATGCGGCGTTCATGTGGTAAACCGTTGTAATAATAAAGAATATTGGAATGGAAAACCTGAAGTCATTTGTGATGAACTAGCTGATGGTGACGCAAGATTTTGTACCAAATGTGGTCATGCAACAACCTTTTATGAGAATGATTTACTTCCCTATTGGGAGCTAGAATATAAACATGGGAAAAAGCAAGAACACAAAAGTTACCTTGAGCATCTTGATGAAGAAGTTGAAATGGAAGCAGAGATGGAATATGAAGAAGAAAAAAGAGAACGTACAGCACGACATTTGAAAGTTTTAGATGAGATACCATTCTAGGATGAACTGCTAACTTACTGAAAGGAGTACGAATAATGGCATCTATTGAAGCTCGCGGAACCAATTCTTGGAGGTTGACTGTTGAAGCAGGTTACGATTCTAACGGGAAACGGTTACGCGAAAAGAAAACGATTCGCATCAATGAAAAACTATCACCTAAGAAATTGGATGAAAGGCTTAATGAGGAATTAGTTAAGTTTAAAATGGAAGTAGAGTCTGGACAATATATCGCTCCTGAAAAAATGATGTTCGCAACTTTTATTGATGAATGGAGAGTTAAATTTGCTAAGGGTAAAAAATATGCTCCGAAAACAACTGAACTGAACGAGTATCTGTTTACTCTACTACTTCCCCATTTTGGTAACAAAAAGATGAGTGATATCAAAACAATGCATATTGTACAGTATTTTAGTGATATCGAGGATCCAGAGAAAAGACTTTTCAGTTATAAAGGTGAGCTGTCATCCTCTACTCTTATTTCTCTCCATAGAGTATTACGAAATGTCTTTGGTGTCGCTGTAACCTGGAAGGTGATAAAAGAATCCCCTATGCATGGATTAAAATATCCGAAAAAAATTAAAGTTAAAGCTGAGTGTTATGATGAGGAGGAGAGCAAAGAACTTTTAACAATATTGGAGTCTCAACCTTTGGTTTGGAAGGCAATCGTTACCCTAGCAATAACAACAGGTATGCGACGAGGTGAAATTTGTGGACTCGAATGGAAGCATATTAACTTAGATAAAGGAATCATTGAAATTGAACAACAGATGGTATACACAAAGGAAACCCAAAAAGCCATAACACCACCGAAAACAGCGGATGCCAATCGGAAAGTATCGATCCCTAAAGTTGTAGTGGATCTATTGAAAAACTTGCGCAAGCAGACAGTTATCAATATTGATAAAATGGGTTCGGAGTGGAAAGGTAGTTTAGAACATCAGTTTGTCTTCACTACTTCGTCTGGTTCTCCATTCGGGCCAGAATATGTTTCAAATAGATGGCACAACTTTGTACGTAAACATGGATTACGTCCCATCAAATTTCACGCTTTAAGACATACATCAGCATCCTTGCTAATTAATCAGGGAGTACATTCGAAAGTCATTTCAGAACGCTTAGGTCATTCAGACATAGCAATAACAATGAATGTGTATGGTCACGTTTTTCGCAAAGCTGATCACGATGCAGCTAACAAGTTCGATGATATGTTTAATAAACCAAACAAAGACATTAATTAA